AGATCCATTCAAAAACACTAGAGCAAGGTAAATAAAGATATGGCATTAACAAAAATCAACACTAGTCAAATCAACGGAGACTTTAGCTCAGTAGGTATCAGCGGTAACGCTACTGCATTTGGTTCTGGAGCAACTATTATTCCTGACTTGACTATTTCAAATCACTTCACATGGACGATCAACGGCAACAAGACTCTAAACTTGCCAGCAACAAATCCTGGTCGTGGAATGTGGTATATCCTAGCAACAAACGATTCTACTGGTGGATACACTTTATCATTGGATTCGACTTATAACATCGTTGGCGGGACTGTTTATGATAGCACTGCTGACGTAACCAACTTGATCACGGTTGTTTCAAACGGTTCTAGATATGATGTATGGTTCCAGGCGTTTGCTACTTCATTTATGGTTCCGAATTCTGTTGTCTTAAATGGAGATGACGAATATCTAACCTTTACTCCTGCTAGTACCGGGGACACAAAAACTTGGACTTTTTCTACTTGGGTTAAGCGTAGCGAGATAGCTTCTTGGGCACTATATTCAGCTGCAATTGATACAGACAACCGATCAAGTATTCAGTTCGGAGGCTTACACAATCTACAGTTTATCCATCATGTCGGTGGATCAAATGTAATTCAATACGAAAGCGATTACCTATTTAGGGATTCGTCGGCGTGGTACCATATCGTTGTTCAGTTCGATAGCACAACCGATACCGTAGATGCTTGGGTTAACGGTGTTTCGATTGGTATGAATGCAACTGTCGCTATGACTACAAATGATGAAACTTATATAAACGACACCGAGGTACACAATGTTGGTGCAATTTCAGTTTCTTCAATTTACCTAAACGGTTATATGGCAGAGACCGTCCTAGTAGACGGGCAGGCATTGTCACCGACTGACTTTGGTACGTTCAACGCAAATGGAAAATGGGTTCCGATTGATGTTTCCAAAACCGTAGCAAACTACGGAACAAACGGTTTCTACTTTGATTACGAAACAACCGGAAACTTGGGAACAGATATTTCTGGCAACGGAAACGATTATACTCAAGTCAACATTGCACCAGTTAACCAGGTAGTAGATAGTCCTTCACAGAATTATGCTACTTTGAATCCAAACTTACCTGGTCGAGGTGCTAATTTAACAAACGGTGCGCTGAGGAACAACCAACCGGCAGCGGTTTCGGTAGATTTCAACTCACACGCTACTATTTCAGAGTTAACAAGCGGCAAGTGGTATTGGGAAATTGAAATTCACGGAACAAATTTCCAATATCCTTGGACCGGAGTCTGGTCATCCGGTGCTGGTGCAGATCGGTTTGGAAATTACAGCACAGGGTCCACACAGTTTCGCGGGTATGGGTTTGAATTCGGGTCGTCAACAAGCGTGGGCTTAGTCACCGGGGATACGTCTAGAACAACCAACACTACCGCACCTTGGAACACCACATTTGCTGCAAACGACTTTGGCATGGTCGCACTTGATCTTGATAATGATAAAATTTACTTCGGCAAAAACGGGACGTGGTTGAACAGTGGTAATCCGGCAGCTGGGACCGGTTTTGCTTCGGATGGTTTGGATAGTACTAATTATTCTTATACTCCTGCTTTGGGAGTTTACGGATCACCTACGACAATAAACTTCGGTCAACTTGGGTTTAAATACACTCCTCCATCAGGATTCTCAGCTCTGCAAACACAAAACTTTGCAGTAAACGATATCGATGATCCTGGTGTGCAGATGAACGTTTTGACTTATACCGGTGACGCTAGTGTGCGATCTATAACTGGTGTTGGTTTTCAACCTGACTTTGTTTGGATTAAGAACAGAGACCAAACTGATGATCATAAACTGATTGATGTGGTCAGAGGAGCAACGAACAAGGTAAGCTCGAACTTATTTGCTATAGAATCAACTGATGCAAACGGATTGACTAGTTTCGATGCTGATGGATTTTCTCTTGGTACGGGAGCAGATGGATATAACGACACCGGAGAAAACTTTGTTGCTTGGTGCTGGAAAGCTGGTGGAGCTGCGGTTGCAAACGCCGATGGATCTATTGCTAGTTCTGTTTCAGCAAATCCAACTTCAGGTTTCAGTGTTGTAACTTATACCGGAACTGGTGCAAACGCGACAGTAGGTCACGGCTTAGGTTCCACTCCAAAATTTATTTTAGTAAAATGCAGGACTTTTGCTTATTTTTGGGAAGGCTATCACGAAGCATTAGGCAACACAGATTCTATCAGACTTGATACAAACGGCGCGGCGGGTACGTTCGCAGCAATGTGGAATAACACCTCACCAACTGCAACCACATTTTCACTCGGCACCGATACTGGCGTTAATGCTAATACGCAAACTTTCGTTTCATATTGCTGGTCTGAGATTCCGGGCTTCAGTAAATTTGGTTCTTATACTGGTAACGGATTGGCGGACGGCCCTTTTGTGTACTTGGGTTTTCAACCCTCGTTTCTCATGGTGAAGAAGACGAACGCTGTGGCTAATTGGGAAATAACGCATAACAGTGATGGTTATTACAACGGCACAGGCAGAGGTTTGTTTGCGAACTTAACGCAAGCTGAAAACACTGCTGGCGTCTATCACGACTTGCTCTCGAACGGCTTTAAAGTTCGCACCACAGATGGTGATGCCAATACAGCTAGCGGAACATACATTTACGCAGCCTTCGCTAAACACCCATTTGCAGGATCTGACATCGCACCAGGAGTAGCAAGATAATGACAAGAACACTTATCAATTCAAATATGATTGAAAGAGAATTAAGCACAGCTTTTTATCAAACAGCTAATGCTATTCCTTATGCTACTGCAGTCACACCGAACCTTGCACTAGGAAATATTTTCACAACCACGATGACTGGTGACATGACCCTAAACAACGTCAGTCCAGTAGGTAATAGTTCATATTTTTATTACATCACGATGGACGGAACAGGCGGATATACGTTTGCATTAGCATCGAATTGGAACTTAATCTCAGGTGCTTTTGATCCAACACCAAATGCGGTAAATATACTAAACTTCTTGACCTTTGTTGGTCAAAGCGGTATTCAGTTATTCATTAATCAGAGGCCATAATGTTTGGAAATTTAAAAGTAGGACATATCCCAGTTAACGCAAATCAGGTTGCAGGTGCAGCAAGCTATGGATATATCATTCCAAACTCTTGCAGGTTTAATGATGATGATTCTGCATATTTGAGTTATACTCCCGGTGGTGCCGGAAATAGAAAAACATGGACTTTTAGTTTTTGGTTGAAACTAGGTAGTTTGTCCGGCACCGAAGCTATTTTTTCTGCGGGAAGTGCCGCAAACACATATACCACCATGTTTGTATCAGCCGATGAAATCGACTTATTCAGTTATAATCCGGCATCACCCGGTGCTTTTCTTTTCGATAAAAGATCTAATTTCAAATTAAGAGACCCTGGCCAATGGATGAATATAGTTTTCACTATCGATACCACCGAGATTTCAGGAAATAGGTTGAATGTTTTCATTAACGGAGAAAGACAATTAGATTTTCGTGGAAATCTTGGACGAGGAATTGAACCAGCGTTAAATACCGATTTGAATATTAATTCAACTAACCAGCATAATATTGGTTTGGATATCGGCGGCTCGAATTATTTCGACGGTTATATGGCTGATGTCAACTTCATCGACGGACAAGCATTAGGTCCAGAATATTTCGGAGCGTTTAACCGAGATGGTATTTGGGTTCCTATTGATCCTTCTACGGTAATTTCTGATTATGGACTAAATGGTTTTAGACTAGAGTTTGGTAATAGTGCTGCACTTGGAACTGACACGGCTCCATTAACTGGTGCGCATGTTTCTGCAAATAATTTTACTCCTTCTGGACTAGCAGCAACTGATCAAATGACAGACGTCCCAGCTTTTGATGCTGATACTGGTGTCGGAAATGCGTTGACTTGGAATGGTATTGCTCCGGGAGTAACATCTGCGAAATTAGCAGACGGTAACAGACAAGTTCGGTTAGGGGGCGGAGACACAAACTTTTTCGGCAATATAAGACTTCCGTCAACTGGAAAATGGTATGTTGAGCTTGATAGAGTTGGATCACCAAGCGGTACCAGTTATATGAACTACGGAATTAGCAGAAAGCAGCACGACGGAGCATCCTCGACTTTTTCTGATTATAATACACAAACTGAAGCTTATTGCTTTTACGGGTTCAATGGACAAAAGTACGATCCTTCCGGAGCCGGTACTGCATTTGATTCTGCGAAACAGGGAACAGACAGAACAGGTATGATTGCTTGGGATGGCGATACTGGATCTATTTGGTTTGGTGATGAAGGTACGTGGATGGGAAGCGGTAATCCTTCAACTGGATCGACACCTGCATTTACCGGAATTGATCCTTCAGAAGATTGGGTTATTTCGATCAATACCTCGGGCGGTGGTCGACCAACGGAAATTATAACCGAAACATCTCGACTAAATTATACCCCGCCGACTTTTTTCTTACCGTTGACGTTTTCGAATCTACCAGAACCAACAATCAAAGATCCAAGTGATCATTTTGAAACTCTAGTCTATACTGGAAACGGCCTGACCAATAGAAAAGTTACTGGGCTGAATTTCAAACCTGATTTGGTTTGGATAAAAAATAGAGACCAAATTGATGAACATAAATTAATGGATTCTGTTCGAGGGGCTCCTAGTCATCTAAGTTCTGATTCAACAGCAGCCGAAGCAGAAGATGCAGGTGGGTTGATAAGTTTCGATTCAAACGGACTTACCTTAGGTACCGGAACAAACGGGTATAATGATGACGGTGAAAGTATTGTAGCATGGTGCTGGAATGCAGGTGATAAAGATCCTGCTCCTAATACTACCGGATCTATCACTTCAACTGTAAAAACTGACCAAACTGCAGGATTTTCAATTGTGTCTTGGACGGGAACAGGTGCAGCAGCCACAGTAGGGCATGGCCTCGGCGCTACCCCTGATATGATTATTGTCAAAAACCGTGATGCTGTTGGTGAATGGTTTGTATATCACTCTGAATTAGATTCTTCTTCACCAGAAAATTATCACTTAGTACTTCAGACAACAGCCGCCAGAGCAACAGGTGTTCAGTATTGGAATAACACCGCACCAACAAGCACTGTATTCACTGCAAGTACATCAGCAGCCGTTAATGGTAGCGGTAATGAAATTATCGCTTATTGTTGGTCAGAAATAGAAGGGTTTAGCAAGTTTGGTTCTTATAAAGGAAATGGGTCAGCAGATGGAACTTTTGTTTATACTGGATTTAGACCTCGTTGGGTTATGATGAAAAGCACAACAACAGCAGAAAGTTGGCACATGATTGATGCAGTTCGAGATGACAACCCAACAGCAAATTATCTATTTGCAAACGCTACAAATACCGAGACCGGAGCATCTAACGCAGTAGACTTTTTGTCAAACGGTTTTAAGATGAGATCAACAAGTTCAAGTACAAACACATCCGGAGCAACTTTCATCTTCGCAGCATTCGCAGAACAACCATTCAAGTACGCGAACGCGAAATAAATAAATATAAGAACAAAGTTCACTAGGAGAGCATAATATGGCATGGGCAAGAGTTAGAAGAGGAGAAGTGATCGAGGTATTTGATTCACTTCCAAAAGGAAGCCTCAAAATTAACGGTAAGACATACGGCAATGATATTTTTGCTCGTCCAGCAGCATTAGCTGAACTTGGCATTATGGAAATCGTAAGTGAAACCAAACCGGATGCTACTCGTTTCAATGTCACAGCAACCAATACAGTTTTCAATAAACTAACAGGAAAGGTTGAACGTTCATATGAAACAGTCGAGCGTCCAGTTGAAATTGCAAAGCAAGCATTGTTAGCAAAGGTCAAGCCGGCTTATGAAAATAAAATTAATGAAGGCTTTGAATACCTAGGAAACAGATATGATGTCGATGATCTGTCAATTATGTTTATGGACGTAGAATCCAGAGCAGCATCAATGCCAGCAGTGGTATCGGCATGGCCAGACGATTATGCTTGGAGAGACTACGACAATCAATTGGTCGTTATGACTCCTTCACAGGTAATTGATTTCTCAATGACAGCCAGAACATATCGTTTGAATCTTATGAAACAGAAATGGATCCATGAAGCTACGATTGCTTCTTTGACAACTCAAGAACAAGTTCAAGCATACGAAATTACCTGGGCCTAAAACTCACAGAAAAGAAATGGCGTACCAAGATACTTGGACGCCATTTTCAGTTTATAACTCTTTGTTTTTCTTAGGGTAAATCTTTCAATCTACTCGTTTATTCATTATCCTCGAGTAAGTCAATTGAATATAATTCGTATTCAGATACTTGCTTAGTTTCTAAATCGACTATTCCGGTTCCTCTAGGTGATAGCCTAAAATCTACTTCACTTTTTATCAGTTCCTCTACAATTTTACCACGAGGAGTATCTAAAGTTTCTATTGATGCTCGGGCATTGCCTTCATCATCAACCCAAACATCTTTTATTTTATGCGAAGCATCCTCAGGCAGGAACTCTAAAGCTAATCCTTGGCCTAATGTCCCGAGAAAAGTTCCTTCTTTGATCCTAGGCTGAACGGCGGCGATTGCTTTAGTAAGTTCTTCGACCGGGTAAACTCTACCTGAAGAGTTTAGTTTTTCTGCTCTTAAGAATATTCCTTGAATTTCCATTATTCTACACCGATCTTAGATTTAAATTCAAGCAATTCACGACCTTTTATACCGAATACTTCAGCCCATGAATCGAAATCTTTTTCGTTCGAATCAAGCAAAGCTCTACCAACCAACACTTTTAAGAAATCAAGTTCCATACGGCTAACCGTTGCTGCTTGGTGCCAATAATCTTCGAAAGCTTCAAAGGCTACTGGAATTATTGGTTGAATTAAAGACGCCATCGCTTCTGCAAATACTCTAATCTCCCATTGGGCGTGAGGATCATCTCTTAAATTCAAAAAATGAAAAATATTCTTTGCATCACATTTCCAATACCATTCGGTGTAATTGTTCAACGGCAAAACCATACGAGCAAGTTCTTTTGCGATGCCGCCGTCGATCGGAAAACGATAGGTTTCATCGTTTCCTAGCAATGCTTGGTAACAAGCATACGCACCTCCAGAATGATCGTCGATATATGCTTGAGCAGCGCGTGCCAGAGTTCCGTCCATCTCACCATCGCGACCTTGGTGGTTTGATTTGGACTGAGGTGCTAAAGCCGAAAGTTCTGGAATGTAAAATTCATTAGGCATTTCAGAGTAACGACCAGAGTATTCATTTACATTTGCGGTACGGTGACGGATCAACTGTCTTGCGGCGAAAAGCGGCAGTTTCATATGAAATTTGAATTCCACCATTTCAAACGGTGTGGTATGATAGTGACGAAGAAGATATCTAATTAAGTGTCGGTCTTCGTTTACTTTCTTGGTTCCTTTGCCGTATGATACTCTCGCAGCTTGGACAATAGAGTCGTCGTCACCCATGCTATCAACCAACCCGACAAAACCATGGTCAAGGCATGCAATATATGCAGGATCATCTTTTACCTCATTTTGAGTAGCCATTTATTTCTCCTTATATTCGCAAACAACTGACGCGGTCACTTGATATTAATCCGTGTTTCATTTAAATTCCTTTCAATTGTACTGAGCCCACATAGTCATGGGCGGTACCTAAATGATTTTCATCATTAGGGAGAGTGAAAATATATTTCCTTCCGGTTGCCTGATGATCGACAAAAAGAAATCCTCCGTCGGTGTTTCCTTCGTGCAATACAAGATTGCACTGATACAGGACAAATACTTTATCCTTAGGACATTTTTCTGTTGGATTAATTACCATCGTATTGTTTAGTAACATCGGCGGTCCGTTGCGGTATGCTCCCGAATCCTTCAACAAGTCTAAATTATCTGGATGGATCAATACTAAATTACCTGTTCCTCTTCTTGTGCGTTGAGCAATTTTATTCGCTTCTCTATTGATCATTACCACTAAAGCAACGTCGACATCAGCATCCACACAAGGATGAGAATTAGCACTTATCTCAGGTTTATCAAAAATGCCGCCCGGTTCCATAGCATTCAGAAAATCGAACAAACGATCTTCAGCTTCTTCGATGTTAGCTACTTCGTTGAAAAATTCCGGGTGGTCTTCCGGATTATATTTTGATATTTCGATGTTCATCTGGTGCTCTGAATCATCCGTATAAGAGACTCTGAGAGCATTTACGCTTTTCTGGAATTCTTCATTAACTGGAACGGTTTTAGTTTTGCCTATGCTACTGTCTAAATCAAGCGTCAAAGACGGATCATATTCTTTAATAGTTCTGACTTGTAAAAAACTCATTCTTTTTCTTTTCCTTTTCCTTTCATTATCGGATCTAGCAAATCATGAATTTCTTGTTCAACAATTTTCTTGACTTGGCCGTAATCGATATTGATAACCAATGTTTCGATTGGTTCTTCTTCGGATTCGAAGGCAAGCAATTCCATAGTTCGAAAAAGCTCTTCTTCATCTTGAACGTCGATCATAGTCCCATCCTTTAATTGGATGGTGATATGATCAACGAACTCTTCTGGAATTTCTTCCACGAATACACGTGAAAGAATTTTTCCCCAGCCTACTCGGTCCTTCATTCTTTCTTCTTGCGTACAGTCTTCTTTGCTGCTGGCTTACGAGTAGTTTTCTTCGGTGCAGGTGTTTCTGCAGCGGCAGCTTCGATGTTATCAATCCCTTGTAGAAGGTCTTCTACTTCATTGTCGTCCCCTGTCATTGTTATCTGTTCGGTTAATGATGTAAGGGCTTGTTCCTCAGAAGGGGATTGACCGGGGCGCAGAGAAGGATCAAGCGTATAAGCCTTTTCGCGACGCTCTTTAGCATCGGATTCTGCTTGCTGCTGAATCAACTGTGCTTCGAACATTAATTGACGAGCGATCTGTTTATTACCTTCAGAGGCTTGAACCTGTTGATTGTGCTGAATATGGCTGGTTCTTTCTGGCGCCGGCTCATTAAAGTTCATAGGCTCTTGAGCATTTTTAGATCTAATTCTTTTGTTGAGCTCATTCAACTGGATTTGATTTGACCGATCTGGTGTCATGATAACATCAGCAGTTGGGATCTTTTGAAGTCGACCAGTTTGGTGTAAGGTTTGTGCCATCACACTACCGTCAGGGAAACGTCGCATACCTAATAGCTCTAGTAATTTTTCCGCGCTTTGTCCTGAATTTGAATTAACCACATTCATGAGGGCGTCTTGATATCTCAACGGAAGCGCATCTGCCTCGATTACCAACGCAAATTCCGGGTCGCCAGTAATTGACATTGAAGCTACCACGTAGCGTGCTTCTGTTGTTTTGTTTTTTCCAATATGTCTCATTTCTACTCCTGTTTGTTTTCTGTTTTTGCTTCTTGCTGCTTTTGGTAGTCAACAAGGAACGCATTCAATTTTTGATATACCGGCATGACTTGCATTAGTTCTTTTGCAGTGAATGCGCCTTTGTCGATGGATGCTTCGATGATACGAAACGCATCGACAATATCGGCAACGTCGATCTTAACTTCAGTCATTTTTGCTCCGGAATTCGTTGTATGCGATTAAGAAGTCACTGAGCTTTTTGTTGAGTGGGTCAATTACGGTCAGTTCATCTTCTTTAAAGGCGCCACGATCAATGGCGGCGTCAATTGCTTTTTGGAGATTTTCTAAATCTCGTACGTCTAATGGTTCGGGTGTCATTGTATCCTTATTATATTTATTGGGTTCGTAACTGTCAATAATCATTCAATGTATTTATACTCTTTGTCAACGTAAAGATTGTTTTCTTTTCGAAATGTAACTGTTAAGAGTCGTCCGCCCTTGCCTGATCCAGCGTCAGTGAAGATTGCTTTGCCGCCGTGGCCGTTCTCTTTTACTTCAGGAGTTTCTTCAGATAGGATATCATGGCCGGCTATAACTATTCGATCTTTCGGAATCCTATTCACCCAATCATATCTTCTTAAAGTATATCCGTCTGCTCTTTTCTCGCCCGGGACCACTTGACCGAAGAATGCAGTGTTTCTGATCTTTGCGTTTACTCTTTCGTTCTTGTCAGTTGAAACCCAGAACTGCGTTTCTATACCACCGTGAACAAACAAAAGATTGTCTATTCTAGCGATAAGTGGCGTCTTACTCATTAACCATCTAAACGATTCTTTGAATCGATCAAGTGATTTCTCATCTAAGTCATTTAACTCAGCAACCGTTGCAATCAGACCACGTTTGATCTTAATCTTAATATCGTTTTCTTCCCATTGCTCAAGATATCTAAGGAGTTTCTTCTCATGATTTCCCTGTATCATGAGCCCTGTGTCTTCCGCCACCAAACGGGTCATAATGTCCACGCACTTTACAGTACCGGGACCATAGTCGACAATGTCGCCTAACGATAGAAGAAACAGGTGGTTAGAGCGAGCATATTCTACTGCTCGCTCAAACCTATCCGGCATTCCGTGTACGTCGCCAACTGCGAGGATTCCATCGAAATCGTTTATTCTAAAGTCTGAAAATTCTTTCATAATTTAGATTAAAACAGATTTCGGTAGGAGTCAATTAGAAATTAGTTTTTTCGAATTTCACCTTCAAGACGATCGAAATCTTTGATGTGGTCTTCATACTGGTCAATTCGTGTGTCGAGGTATTCGTTCACGTCTTTAACTCGACGTTCGAGAAAATCAATTTCGGATACAACCCACCAATAAACTTTCTTAGGCCAAAAATTCTCCCAGACCCATTTGGTTCCTACTTTACGAAACGGAAACCATTTGACTCGAAGGGCAAATCCGGCCTTTTCCATTCGAGTTGCTTTTTCTCCGCTGTACTTTAACGGCACAAGATCACGCTGATATTCTTTCACACCAGGAAGTCGTTGTATATCGGCGCCGTATTTCAAAGTGACAGCGATCCCTCGGTAAACGTAATCAATTTCCGGATGCTTAAAGTTTAGATGCTTAAGGTTTAGTTTTTCATTTCGAATTGCATCAGTCAATCCTTTTCATGCCCTGTTCGCCCAATTTAACTGGAGTGCCTTCCCAGAAGTTTAACTCGATTACTTGAGACTTGGATGTTACTTCAACCAAGTTATCTGCGACCGGGAAGCACGCCGTCATGGCTTTTGTGAAATATTCCTTATCAATAATGTAAAAACTTTGAACATCATCTAGTTCTCGACCAGCACGCGACGCGATTGCGAACGGGACTTGATAGAAAGAAAGAACATCAACCGCTGCGCCTCGTCGTCCATCATACATCACATCTGTTTTGGTTAGCACTTCGAGGCCAGCCATTTCAAACGGAAATAAGAGCCCCTAAAAACTTTTCATGCAGATCATTCATTAGATCTTCGGACTCCCAGGTACCTCTCGTCGAAAGTGTTCTGGCTTCTAGGATTTCTTGAACTGTTGCTGTAAATGTTGCTGTAAATGATGACATTATACCATTTCCTTTGCTTCGTTGTGGGACACGATCTTAACACCAGCGTCACGAGCTTTCTGTGCTTTGCCCGAGGTGCTGCTGGGATCTTTTGCGATGAGCGTCGTAACTTTGCTCATGCTCGATCCAACTTCACCGCCAGCGGCGATCAGTTTTTCTTCAAGCTCTTTGTCCCGAATACCGGTAAACACAAAGTACTCACCAGTCAATTCGTTGCTTGTTTGTTCAATCGCCTCAGGCTCCGAGATTACAAAGAAGCCAGCGATCGATGCTTTGAATTCTTCATAGAGTTCAACGCCATCTGCGATCTTTTGAGCTGTACGGGTTTGAATACCTTCAATTCCCATAAGCTGACCTGTTGATACATTCAAGCCGCCGAACGCGTCAACTACGGGTTGAAGTTTACGCTCGCCGATGCCACGCTCAAAGAGACCAGAGGCCGCTGCCAATGCCGCTTCGTTAACTGGATTCAAACGCTTTTGCAAGCTGTTGAAGATCTTCTTGCCAGCGGACTGACCAACATTTGCGCGCCACGTTGCTTCGTCCAACACAACGCAATCCGCTGGGGTGCGATAACCGGCGTCGAACATTTTACGAATGTTGCCATCGCCCGCCGCGTCAACTGTAAGCTTACCAAAGAAGTACTTCAGTTTCTCAAAATCAACATCATCACTACCTTCTGCTAAGATCAGATCAACATTGTTATCTGACCAAACAGTTTCACCAAATTCTTCGCCTGGCATCTCAGGAGCGACGCCGGTGATCACTTGTTGGATAAACGGAATCACATCACCGGAGCGTGTAATTTGGATGACAGCGCCTGGACCGATGCCTTGCTCTTTAATGTACTTGGCGTTAAAGCCGGTTGCGTACGTGATCGTAACGCCAACCAAATCAACTGGAACAATTTCAACCCGCGGCTTTAAGTAGCCGTGCTTGCTTGCTTTCCAGTGAACCGTAACCACTTTAACCGTTGCCACATTGTCTTCGGAGCCGATCTTGAATTTTTTGGCGTACGTTGGATTCTTGCCGGTTGTTCTTTTCCGTAGCTCTGGATTGTTCAACTCGACCACAATACCATCAAGTGCGTAGTCTTCACGAGACTTCATAACACCGATCATGCGCTCAAGAACTTCATCGGTCATTTCCGAAGCCGGCATGCGGCGCCACGATGGGGTGATGAAACCTTCTTCATGTAGTTTCACCATTTGGTCGGCCTTGCTCAAACCCTCAGGATAAATGATTTCGTATGCTACGGCGTCAACGTTCTTGTAAAAGACGTCCGATGCAACTTTCTTGTTCAACTGCCCGGAACCAAAGTTGCGAGAGTTTTTGTAGGAACGACCGTTCTCGGCCAACATTGCGGCATGAATGGCTTCCCAATCGGATGTTCGGAGAATGTTCTCAACCCGAACAACCATTGCTCCCGAGATTTTCTTCGGGATACCGTTTGTCATCTTTTTCATGTGACGTGTAATGTCGGCGCCTTGTGAACCGGTCGATGTAACTGTGCCACGGCTGAATGCTGATTTCAAATCGCCATTTGCATCATAAACGACCAGGCCACTGTTGCCGTCTAATTTCGACGACACCAAAAATTCTTCGTCTTCGTAATTGTTTGCCGAGACAAACTTGGCCATGTCGCCTTCGTAGGCTTGATCGAGACCCGGCATTTCATACGGCAGATCAACTTTCTCGCCGCGCTGTACGGCACCAATGGTCACAAAGTATGGATTCGAAGGATCGTTGGCTCGAAGATAAAACTCAAGACCGTCGAACTCTGCGTCGGTCAAGTGAGACTCTTCGCCGTTGTGATATTTTTCACCGGCGCTTTCGAGCTCTGTAACAATTTCTTCGTTGGTCATATCTTCTGGATTTATCATTTCGTTTCCCTTCGCGTGCTCAATGTCTAATTATAATAACATCAAGCCGACACAATACAAGCATTATCTGATCCATGAACGAACTTTTTCTAAGTCCTCATTTCGCCGGTTGCCGCTGAAATCTTCACTCGAGTTGCGAACTAAAACCTTTATATTGCATCTTTTCTCTCCTCAAAAAGGAATGTTGTCATACAGTTCTTCAAAAACAAACGGGACTTTAAAAACCGGTCCACCGTTTGCTTCCATTTCGTCTTGTTCGGCGATACGTTCTTCTTCCATGCAAAACTGCTCAAACAACATATCCTGCTCCCAAGACATCATCGCGTCTGCGGTTGCACCGTAAGCTTCACGGTCATAATCGAATAAGCCGTTAGCTTCAATTTCAAGTTCTTCTTGGGCAAACTGGTCAAACATTTGTTATCTCCTGTTCCTCATTGTCTGTATAAGATAACATCAAGTTGACAGAAGTCAAGAACTTTTTTAACCTTCGTTTGATTTTCCTACGAGCTGTTTTGCTACGGTCATGAAGGTATTTAAGCACACGGTAAACTCGTCATGCCTGAAGGTTGCTTCAGACAACGCTCTGCTTTCAGGTGAATTCGAATTCATTTCGATTCCTTCTCTTTTGAGCTGCTGTATATAAGTGTCCAGCATTTCGATATCATGCTTTAGAACACGTTCGAGTTCCATAGCGAATTTTCTGTAGAAACTTAAGATAAACGCGTTCACATCATTTGGTCTCGTTGTTTGTGGACTGTCGCCCATCTTCTCATGATATGCTCTGCTCACTTCGTAGCACAAAATACAAACTGGATTCTCGTCCATAGGATAACCTGAATGAGAAGCCGGGTTACGGAATTTAGAATCGGCTGTTCTGAAACGTTCTTTAATGCCGCGAAGTTTTTCAATCACCGGATGTTCTGAGTTATCAAGTTCATCAGCAAAAGCTTTTTTCTGAAACCTTACATACGAATCATGCATCGCCCAGACTAGTTTCTCATATCTTGCATCGTCTAAAGTGTAGATCCAATAATTGCACAGGTTTCTGATGCTGTCATGTTGTTTTTCGAACTCGTTATTGCTGATATATTTCGGTAACTCGCCGTGCTCTTTGAACGCGGCCAGCATACGTTTGATTTTCTCTTCTTCAAAATTGATTATCATCTTTTCTCCGCTTCATATTCAACCGTGACACCAAAGGGTGGGTTGAAATTCTTGTTTGAGTGAACTAACCAAATGGTATCAACATAGTTTGGATCGCAGCCTTCGAAACTACAATAACCGTCGGTGAACACGATGAACTTTTTTGGACGGATATTATTCTTCTTCATGAATTTCCAATTATTGCCGAAGTCTGTGCCGCCACCGCCCTTCGGGATAAAGTCACGTGCGAGGTCAATGTTGTCTCGCTCAGTAAACTCCAACATGGTTTTTTCATAAACAATAGCATCGAAAGTCCATAACCAAATATGGTATGATTTGAATTGAGTCAATACTCCAGCAGTTTCAGAAAACAAGTCAGTCCCTTGTTCGGTAGAAATTGATCCCGACAAGTCGATTGCTATTGCCACGTCAAGAGACGTGCTCTCTTCCATACCCGGCATAACAAATCCTTGCTGCCACGAACGGCGGTGTGGATTGTTCCATGTTTTCTGAGGTTTATAAAGAGACTTGATTTCGGATCGAAGAAACGAACGCCAATCAATTTTTGGATTGTTGAACTCTCTAATTAAACGTCGAACTTTGGCCGGGCATGAACCAGCATGTGAACTTTCGGCTGATGTCATGTTCAGGAAAAAATCACGCTGTGCTTTTTCTGCCTCGGCTCGAGTATAAGGCGGAATATCCTCAACTTCTTCGCCCATCGTTTCGCCGTCGTCTTCTTCATCGGAAGAATCTTTTTCTTCATCCGGCTCTAAATGATCATCCATAGCTTTTAGCTTAGGCGCATCCTCTTCTTCTAGGATGTCATAAATTTCTTCAGCTGTCATCCCACCGAAGCGTTTTTGATATAACCAATCATGGTCAATTTCACCAACACCAGTTAGAATTTGGCCGTTGTTCAGAACAATTTTTTCGTGGACAAGCAGGTAATTGATTTCGTAGTCAGCCGCCATATTCCACCAGTCAGGGTCGCGTCCATTTCTTCTGAGATCATGACCTTCGATGTTATGCATCACTTCATGTGCTAATGCAAAAACTCGTTTGTCTCTATTCAGACCCCGAATAAATTTCGGATTGTAAAAGATCCGTTTATAGTCGGTTGCTAAAGTCGGTCTGGATTTGGTTTCAACTAAAGCTAAATTCGAAATAACCATCCCGAAGAATGGATAATTGATAAGCATATCGATTTTAGCATCTTCTAATGCTTCACGAGCTGTTTCATCAATCATTTAGCTAGGCCTCACATATTTCTTAAGCGAATCACCGTGTTTGCTCAAGAACTCTCTGAAGAACGGCATTTCGTCATAATCAAGTTCGATTTTGAACTTAACAACGGTTGTCTTCATTGCCATAATCAACATTCCCTTGTGGTTCCCAACGCAATTAGCATTCAGGAATTTCAAGAAGTTATTGCCCAAGGCATTGAATTCGTCTTTTGAGACATGTTCGGCTTGTCTTGCAAGATAGAAATCCTTCAAACGATACAAAACTGAGATGATGCAAGAAAACAAAACATCAACCGGAGGTCTTTGGCCGCCTTTGTCTCGTAGAGTAATTACCTTGCCGGTTAGCACGTCGTCAGGATCCGGAAGATATTCGTGGTCTGTTAGATACTTCTGAAATTCAGTGGTGGGCCCGGCGCCAATTCGGCCTGCGATCAAAGCTTCTTTTACAGAATTATCGCTGTCTTCGCTTTCATAACCCATATGAACTTCCATCCTTACCCAAGACCTTGGTGTCGTGAAAACGGTATATTTTCCGACACGGTTTGCTTGATAAAGATAATCAATTCCTTTGTGCTTAAGGAAACCCAAAATCATCGGGTTCACTTTATTCTCGATACCGTAATCAAGAAAGTCTTGCAAATCCGGGCGAACTTCCAAATGGGTGAATCGATCCGCCAACGGAGCAGGCAACTCAAAGTCAGAACCGTAATCTTCTTTTCTGTTGCCAGCTGCTAAACAAACGCAATTCGGTGGCAAAACATAAGAACCCAAACGACCTTCTTGAATCAATTGATAACAAGCCGATAGGTTTGTCCCTAAAGCGTGATTCATTTCATCAAAGAAGATGAGAACCGGCACGTCTGGATCAGTAGGCAAGAATTCAGGTAAGGCCCAAATCATTTTTGCTTCTGGGCGCTGTTTCTTGAAACTGGATTCGAGTTCTTGGATCTTTTCTTCTGAAAAGTCGTCTGCTTTGAGACAGCGAATCATGTTCGCCATCAACTCACCAACATCAAGATTATTATTCGGAATCATCGGCATACCACGAAGGTCAATAGAATCCATTTGAGACATACGAATGTCAATAAAAACGTATCCTAAGAATTTAGCAATAGCTCGGACGATTTCAGACTTGCCGACGCCTGGAGGTCCCCAAATAAAGCACGGTTCTTGAACTTTAACACAATGTTCAACGGCTCGGCGTAGCATCCTAGGAGGCAAGGAAAGTTCGAGAGCAGGCATGGTATCTCCTTTAAAGATGATTTTGTTCTGTAAGAATAACATCTTAATCCTTAAAGTCAAGATTTTCTTTTTATAAAAGTCTCTAGGTTGAATTCCATTAAAACCAGACAGGCCTGAATTTCGGGGTCATATGTTTCGAATCTAGCGGTGTCAAGATAAAAAGGAAATTTAGATTTCCTAAATAGAAAATTGATTTCTTTCGAGGTCAATTCGGGAATCGTATAAATCTGCAATTTCATTGGTTGGCCAAGAACATCAGTTTTCTTAAGCCGATCAGAACCTTTGGTTGTTAGTCTCAGATTAGATCTATTCACAAAGCATTCGTTGATGAAATATCTATCAGCTTTGGAGGCCGGGAAATCAATCCTCGGCCTCACTTGCTCTATGAATAATTTATGGAAGGGTTTCAACCTTTATAATTCTTTGAGAACTTTTCGAATTCATTCACTAGCTTTCTGTATGACTTTTCATTTAGTTTCTCAGGCGTCTTAAGTGGATTGCTACCCGACCTAGCGTGGACACGTCTTTCGTCGTCGGTTTTGCCGCCGCCGATGTTGTCCATTCCAGACAAGTGATAATCATGCGGTTTAGGTCTATTACGGAAATCAACTTCTTCCATAGTTCCGTGAGCTAGCATTAACGCATCACCGAGACCGTCGGGAGAAGCTGAAGCCATCGCCATATAATTTTCTTTTTCCGCCGGCTTACGTAATTTCTGGAAATAATTAAGCACCGCTCTAGCAGCTTTTTCAGGTACTGCATCTGTTGATCCATCATCAAATTGTACCATCGGCGGGTTATTTCTCAACGCGGTGACCTTACGAAGCTGAACCATTATATTTTTAGAATCACTGCCTCCGTCATCAAAATCAACTTCTTCATCCGTCATGTTCGAGTATTCACGCATTTCCTGTCCGGAGGATTTAGGACCACGTGATTCTTCAACTTCTTCATTGCCATCGTCGTTATCATCATCATCGTCGTCATCATCAGCTTTATCTTTCTTACCGCCGAAATACTTCTTCTGCTTATCAGTCATTTCCAAGAGATCATCTTCGAATACTTCGGAGTCATCATCCATTGGATCTTCAATTGGGTCTGGTCCGATTTCACCAGGGACGCCTTCGTCTCCCATACCCATATCCATTCCTGAATCATCAACACTTGGATCAACAGCAACGACCGGATCATCTTCCATACCGTCAGCTGCGTCCATTGCATCCAGGTCGCCTCGCATACTGCCAGCAGGTGTGCCGCCAATTAAGTCAGCGCCCATAGCATCATCACCAGGCATTAGATCGTTAGTCGAACCTAGACCGAAGTCTGAATCCATACCAGAACCAATTCCATCACCTAATGACGGACCTTCTGCTTGTGCTGCTAATTTAAGCATTCTTGAAAGAGTGTCAGCGTCTGCCGAATTCAATCCGTCAATTGAAAGATTGTAGTTTGCTTCTCTAAGCGCTTTCTTTTTCATTCTGTTAGCCATTATGCTGTTCTCCATTTCGGGCTCGACGCCTCAGTTTTTCTTGTCGGCCCTGCATCTTCTTTTACATCCGAATCTTTCGGAGTGTCAGGGAACATTCCTTCGCCTGCAGGGTAATCATATTTTGCGTAACGTGCATCCAATTTTGCTTTCTCATCACGGAAGGCTTTTAGGAAATCTTCATTGTAAGAATCACCATAATAATCTTCGGCATTTGGATTTTCATCGGTCTCGTAATGAGGATCCATCATCTTAGCTGGTTTATTATCTGCCGGTAAGTGGAAGTTATGGTCGTCGTTTTCGTCTTCAACCATGTCATCCGCTTGATCAAGCATTGGCTCATTCTCACCGCGAACAATCACAAACTTTTCAGAAACTTTGAAAATCTGCCTAATCTCTTCTTTCAACAGATATGAAGGAACTGGGAAACCTAAGACAACATCCATGATCCAGATTTCAGTATTTCTGATATCCGGGAAATCAATTGGATTTGCTTGAAAAATAGTTTTGGACATCGGACCGACTTCAAGTACATCATACTTTCTAAGATGACGCTCTAGCTTGTCCTTCTCAACCTCTTTAGGCTGGAAAGCAAACTTTAGACGGAATTTGAATTCCTTTTTTGATGCTAACAAATAATCTTCCAGTTTCTTCGCCATGATATTTCCTTTTGTGAACAGTTCTTGTTCTTATTTAGTCTTCGTCATCCAGGATGGAGTCCCTATCATCGTCTAAGACTTCACCTTCTCCGTTATAGGTTCCTCGGTTAACGTCCGAATTTTGTTTTTGTTCTAGCAAATCTAGTCTTCTTTCTTTAAGCTTCAAGTCTAAAGCTTTTAGCTTACGGTCAGCTTTTGCTTTCTTTGCTGCTAATTGAGTAGATTTGAATCGTTCAGCTGCTGATACAATTTCTGCTGTGAATTTTGTTTCAACATTCATTCCTAAGGCGAGTAATTCTTTGCTCGCTTCGTCGGCGTCCTTAGCAATCTCATCCATGTCTTTATCAAAGTCAGGGTCTGAGTCGATAATTAAATCACTCACAGAATCGTAGTTTTGAATAGCCGAACTGATCTCTTCCTCAGAATACTCGTCGTCTTTCTCCGCTTGATCTTCGGAATCCTTTAGAACTTTGAGTGCTTTCTTTACTCTATCTAAATCGTTCATACCTAATGATTCAGCCATTTGCTTAGTCATCTAAAACCTCGATGTCAATTAATGTTGCGGTCTTAACTGAGATTTCTACTTCTTTATCTTCCAAATTTCCTGTCGTAATATCACTAGGATCGAACTCGAATGTTAAAAGAGCTTCTTCTTCAGCTAATCCGGAATAATACATTAAGACATACTGCTTATTAGTCCCAAGATAAATTCCATTACCACTCATATTTATCGTCTTACCGATCGTGCTTGGAAAGGATTGACGAGAATCTGCTCCAGCAACTAACTGTCCGTTTTCTATTTTCATGACTTTGTAGCCGATCATAGGTTGCTTAAACAGTTCGTTTAATCTCATTTCCTACCGGCTTTTCTAAACAAACGGTGTTCGTGCATAATTTCAAATTCAATACCTGCGCCTTGGCAGAATTTAATTGCAGCTTGCCACTTTGCTCGGTTGATGATCAACATAACCTTGTCGTATTTTGATTTGGCATGTTCCATCATTGTTTCTTTCAAAGGTTTGATTTCAATTAGCTTTGCGTGAACTTTACCATCTTTATCCAAATACCTAACGAAAAAGTCCGGATAGTATTTTGCCATCCTTTTTTTGACTGGGTTGTAATATGAAATAGCAATTATTTCAGAACCCCATTCGATTGCCTCAGGGTGTTCGTCTAAGAAACGCATGAAACCGTGTTCCCATGATGAACGAGATTGAATCTTGCCTTGGTTTAGACATTTTTCTGGATTCTTAGGGAAGAATTCTTCCTGAACCCAATTTCCTCTTCTAGCCATATTTTACCCAAAAATGTTGCGGATTGATCTTGTTACTTTATTTACCACTCCGTTTGAACGGTTGCCTGACAAAATAGACGAACCTTGATTTACTGCTTCACTCCAAGAGTTCGGTAATCTAACATTTTTTAATCTAGGGGGAAGTACTCGATTTGCAACGGCTTGTACGGCGGCTTGTACTGGATTTCTAGATTTAATAATTCCAACAACTGCATCGACTTCTTTTCCAAAATTCCAATAATCTAATATCTGTGATGGAGAAGACGTTCTAATCGAGCTTCCACCGGTGAACGGAATTCTGATCTTATCTGCAATTTCTTGAGTCATTGGGAAGTTGATTAGCTCTTGACCTTCTGCTCCAATGCCCGGATATTGATGTGTCACACCTTCGTATTCAACCGCAATGGTTGTTTCTGAAATAGCTTCTTCAGAGATATCTCTTGGATCCATTTCAAAGCTGGTAATTTTCGGGTGAATTAAGTTGAAGACTGTGAACTGATCATTATAGAATTCGAAGATGTCTAATCTCTTAAAGAAATATGACTGCTCTCCGTCTCGGTTAGCAAAGTTACTCAAACCCCAATTCTGCTGACTAGGTAAACCCTCGAAACTTGGAGACACGGTGTCGTATGCCCAAGATCGTTCAGCGTCTTTGTTTTGGAAATCACCGTAATAGAAATTTCTATATCTGTTGAAAACTTTCAATGCAGTGTTTTCAACGTCGTCATAAAAAATGACACGAACTGTCTGGTATTTCACTTTGCCGTGAACAACCCTAGGACGATTATACTGATTGTAGGTTTCTGTTTCTAAATCAAATTGCGGTCTATCAACTGTTCTAACCATGAGTGGAAGTCGACTAAGAACTGTCGAGTCGACTCCCATTTGATTCTGTGATTGACCTGCTTCGTTGAGAACGAATTCTGCAAAGAAGAATGTCTTTGGTTTTGGACGCAGCCATTCGGAATTATTAAGCCCGAAGCGGCGTACTGCATCAGTAGGTGCCATGAATCACCTACCCTATATTACAAGAGATCGCTTGCTTGTGAACCAGGATCAAGAACGGTTTCACCGTTGATGTCAAGAATTGCGTTGTCATAACGAACTGTCATGGTAAGCAACACTGGATCTGAAGCAGCCATGTCAAGATCGCCTGCGTTTGTTGCCTGCAAGAAGCAACCTTCACAAGTCCACTCGTCTAGAACACCATCAACCGTACCATCCATTGTCTGGATAATCATCGTGAACTTGTAGCTTGAAGCTGCTTGCTCACCGACCTGGTTGAAGTGATCAAACTGTCTTTGATTCTGTTCGTAAACTGAACGTAGAACGCTGTTATCGGTAATATCACGAACGACTAGCTCAATTGGCTGCCACTCGTACTTACCAGCGTAGTATGCTCTAGAATTGTAACCGTGCACGACTTGTTCTTCGAACGATACGTTCGGACGTCCACAGGTATTGGTCTCTAGGGTAATTGGGTTGGAACTGTTACCACCCGCTCCGAAACTTGATAGAAGAACTCTAAACCTATATTTAGGTTTAGGCTGTTTCATGCCACTCGCGGCGCCGTTAATCGGTACACCAAATCTCCCTAAGGTACGTTCAGCCATTTTAATCCTCCAAAATAAAGATATTTCTTGTTTCTTTTATTTATTGGATCTGTTCCGAAAAATTAGGCAAAAATGTTTGAACGAGTACTCAAAGATCAATAGCATAAATAAAGCATAGCATTACCAACAAATGGATTTTAAGATGAAAGAAACAGATACCACAAATATTCAATCTGATCAACTATGCAAATATGGATGTGGAAATTTAGCGATGTACGAATTCAAATCCGGGAAAAAATGTTGCTCTAGTCATTATAATAAATGTCCTGCGGTAATTGAAAGAAAAATAAAAAAGCAATCAAAAATCGGTCGAGACGGGTTGAATTCTTTCCAACGCGGCGCAATAAAAACCCGAGAAAAAATGGCTAAAAGAAATTCGAGTGGATTAAATCAATATCAAATAAATTCAAGAAAAGGAGTTTCAATTCGGCGCGCTGATGTTGACGAGAACGGACTTAATGCTAACCAAAGAAGAGCAAAAAATCTTCATCAAAAATTGAAAGAAACTGTAAATCCAGAAACCGGAAAAACAAAATTAGAAGAAAAAATAAATCGACAAAAACGGTCTGCAAAAAAAGTAGGAACTGATGGACTAACTTCGCATCAACGCGGAGCTATAAAAACTGTCAAAGTCCGCAAAAACGATATTAAGAATGGAAAAAATAGTTATGAAAGGGCCTTCGAAAAGGTTATCGATGAGATGAAAGCTGATGTTGACATCAACGGCGTTAATAGATTGCAACGAATTAGACGAAAAACTGCAGAAAAAATCAAGAAAAACCTCGACGAAAACGGATTAAATCAATATCAAAGAATAGCCGCGTTGGAAGCTGAACGTAGAAAAACTGATATAATCGATAATCTTAATGCATTCGAACGTGCAGCAGTGAAAGGCAGAGAAACCGCACTTTCAAATGTTGATAAAAACGGACATGACAGTTATGATCGTGCTTTTATAGCAGCAGTTAGGATGCAACAATATCCTGGATTAGATATATACTTTCAAGGGACCTATGAACGCGCTTTCATAGATCAACTCGTTGAAGAACACGGTTTTGAATGGACAAAAGCTAACTTATCAAGAGGTCCGAATTTCAAGTATAAATGCCCGGCTTCTGGAAAAATTCGAACTTATAAATCTGATTATCGAATTGGGCAGGTAATTTATGAAATTAAATCCGGTTTTACTTTTTGCCTAAATACCAAAGGTGATCTCGACCAAATAAAATTAGCAACCAATCTAGCTAAACTAGCCGCCGCAGTTGACGCCGGATATCAGGTTCAATTGGTTCTCGATAAACAAAATAATTTTTCCTTTGACGAGGTCACCACTGAAGATATCCTCGCAAGTATCCCTTTGGTCGATTAGCCCCGTCTTCAAATGCGTGTTTAAAATCAGTCTTTCTATCATAACCCTCTGACCACAACCTCGCAGTGTCTAGTTCTCCGGCCATAATAAAGTCTCTAGACATCGCCATAGCGTCGTTAAAGTCGGCATTTCTTGGACTTGGCATGATAAAGGTATGGCACTGCCAACAATTCTCAAAGAAGTTGGTTACCACGTTTTCTGTAGGGGTGCCGGCGTATGCAATCAATCCACCATCCAGAACAATTTCAGGTAAAGAATAAAAATAATCGGCTTTCGAACTGATATCAATAACGACTTTTCTTTTAACCTCGAGGAAATCTTTCTGCTCAAGTGAGTTAAACCGCTCAACGCCTAAGTCTTCGAAAATTTCTGCGTTTGCTTTTCCGACAACCGCAATTTCTTGATCTTCTGCAATTGCTAACTCAGCGATAACAGTAGACATAAACCCAGAGCCTAATACCAAAATAGGTCCACTGATTTCCATCATCTTCATGAACTTCTTAGTTTGTCTGTAGATGTTGGCAGCACATGCAACCGGCTGAAGGATATATTTAGGATCAGCTTCTGGGATAATCACAAATTCGTTTGGTTGTGCAGGATAATAATCACCGTATGCGGGATCAGACCATGTAGAAACATAATCACCGACTTTGACTTCCTCGCCTCGGTCAGATTTAAACGACGGCCCGATTTCCGCCACTTGCCCGAGTCCTTCATGACCAAACATACCGAAGGGAACGCCTTCTTCGTTTCCTAAATATTGGTTTATGTCACTTCTACAAACGCCTACAAGTTTGGTTTTTACTAGAATACCGTTTACTGGACATTCCGGTTTATCTAAGTCGAATTCTTCGACAATTGAATTTCCGTACGAGTGCAAATATTTCATTTAATCTCCTTTAATTTATCAAAGTATAATACCGGCAATACGAAGAATCAATAAATAAAACGAGGCCAAAAAAGAGCTGATACTCTAATTGGCCTCTAAACAATTAACCTTTAAGGAGGTCAAAATGTCTAAATCTATTTATACGGGTAAAAAACGAGGTCCCGGTAAATCAAAATTTCAAAGTCATACTAATCAAATATGTAATTATGGTTGCAATAAAGAGGCACACTATCAATTCAAGAATAAGAAATGGTGCTGCTCTTCAATCTCAAATAAATGTCCGGCAAAAATAAAGAGATTCCGAAAAACCGGCAACAACGTCGAATCTAACGGTTTGACTAAATTCCAAAACGGTGCCGCAAATAGAATTGAACAACTAAGAAATGATATAGACGAAACCGGCACCAACGGACTTCAGCGGAAAGCTAGAAAAGCAATCAGGACACAACAGAATAAAATAGAAGATAACGGTAAATCGCAACTCGAAAATAAGATGCAAAGACAGCGTGAGATTTCAAGGTCGGCTATGTTGGCGTCAGTTGCCAAACGTAAAAACGACATCGAAAACGGGCTGAACGCCTATCAACGGAATAATCTGATTGCGGCTAAAGCAGCTAGAACTAATATCCAACCTAACGGCCTTTCTTCATTCGAAAACGGCCAAATTAAACGATGCAAAATCCTAAATAAAAAAGACAAAAACGGAAAAACCGGTTGGGAAAAACTTAATGAAAAAGCGACAAAATCACTTTCTATAAAGGACGAAAACGGGCTAGACGGTTGGGACCGTGGATTTATCACCTCGCTATCTATTAAATCTCATCCAAAAATCGGAATATCAATCCAAAGTAAGAATGAAGAGAAATTTATAGATGAATGGATAGAAAAATACGGAATAAAGTGGTGTAAAGAAAACATTGGTCGAGGACCGAACACCAAATTTGTTTGCCCTATTTCTGGAAAAACGAGGGTCTACAAACCCGATTTCTTAATCCGGAAGACTATTTACGAAATCAAAAGTAGCTGGACTTGGAACCGCAAAGGGAACTGTATGGAATCCGAGCAAATTAACAAAGCGAAACTTGATAAAATGAAAGAATTAGGATTTACTGTGGTTTTGGTTTTAGATTATAAGGAAATAGACTGGTGAATCGACGGTTGAATTTCCGTACGAGTGTAAATATTTCATTTAATCTCCGCAAAAGAGTCAAGGGTTTTAATTAATTCTAAATCGATTTTTTCATGCCAGTCTCTGATTCTAGGTTCTTCGACGGCTTCCATCATATTGTCGATCATAATACCATAAGCATAGTTAGGACAGAGGCCTAAGTCAAAAATCAAATTTGATCCATCTTTGAATTTTGTCTCAATTCCAACAAAACTTGGTTTGTCTGTTTTCCAATCCGCAACGCATGAGAAAACAACGTCTCGGTAATTGAACCAAAGTTTAGCTCTATCATCGACGTCATAAATCGCGTCTTCGCCTTCATAGCAGGCACCGTATTCTGTTCCTGAGGCTTGTGCTTGTTCAAGCGAATAACGCCTTGCCATGCTCTTTTCGGCTCTTCCCGGAATTCCTTCGAGGCCTAAGATAAAAAGCAAAAGCTGTAATTCGTTTATCAAATGCGGCATCAAGTCTCTATGCACACCACCCCATGCTCTTTTCTTGCACGTAAACCAACTGCCTGGAAAAGGAATACGGTTTTCGTTTTCCCATCTGAATTCAACGCTTTCGATGCCATCCCTAGCAATAAACTGGTCAATGATACCATAATAATGTGATAGGTTCTCTCGGAAAAGATTATTCTTAGCGATAAAGAACATGGTGTTTGGATTGGACTTCTTAAGTTTCTCAAATTCAGAAACTGTTTTGATTCCTGGCTTTTCAATCATCACCACTTTACAGAACTTGGCTAATTGATCTGCCATCGAATAGTGCAAACCGTTTGGCAAAGCAACAATACCTAGATCATATTTCTGTATGGGAATTTCTTGAATAGTCGAATGTGTTGCATTCTTATTTGGATCAGGATCGACCGTAACAACTTCCCAATTTCTCTCAAGAAGTTGTTCCTTGTAGACTTGGCCAATTCCCAGTCCTAAAATTACCGCTCTCATCAAATAACTCTCCGTAGATTTGGTCGATGACATTTTTGTCTTGGTCGACTCGTTTATAAGGTTCACTGTTAGATTCTAACATTTCGACCATGTCATTGTCAATTTGTTTAGCTTCTTCTTCAGTTTGATATCTTCCGTTTGGATTGTACGGGCCGACTCTATTCAAGACAAAATTGAGATTGTCATAATAACTCCAGAGTTCCCAAATGAAATCTCGGTAGAATTCAGGAAAATAGTTAGGTGGCGCGTAATGGATACCCAGCAACAAAGGAGAGTCGGAAATAATGAAATCAACTTGATCTCGTAATCTCCAGACTCTTCTGTTTTGCTTAGCTGAAATATAGAATTGGTCTTCTAGTTTGATTGTGTTCTTGTCCCAAACTACCTCTTTGGCATATTCGGAAGCCATTTCAGCTTCCATGTGTTGCATTTTCATTTTAACAAAAAGTCCGGCCATTGTGACAGACTTTCCGATACAAGGTCCTCCGAAAAGGTTAATAACTTTTGCTCGCATATTTCTCCGTTAAACGTTTTGAATGTAAAACCATCCAGTGAATAGTAGCACAAGAACATGAATTAATTGATCAGTCCCGGTTGCCCACCAGAATAAAGGCGATGTTGTTGGAGCCCAACCGTACTTTTTGCAAATATTCACTTTCGTATAATCTGTTAGATAATGAGTAACACCTTCAACTGCTAACAGAAACCAAACAAGCCACCATTCAGGAAAGAGACCGGTCAAACCAGCAATAATTTCGTAAACAAAAAACGATCCAGATACATGCAAGAATGCATGTAAATAACCACCCGGGTGTTTGAAGTTGCCTTTGTTTTTCCATTGGTATTCCGTTTGGCAATAAAAATCAACCACAAAGTGTTTGATTAATAAAAGGCCCAAAAGTAGAATCAGTGCATTAATCACCAGGTTTGCTCCCCATATCGTATAAGAAAATCGTCACAGGACACGTCCATCGGCTAGCATAAACGATTGCTAAGCCGATGGTGGTGTCATAAATTTGATCGTAGAAAAATTCATTTGTTGGCTCAACATAGTAGCGCCTTCAATTGAATTATCGTGGAATGTCGGCTCGAAGATCGCATCAACGTAGAAATTATGGTCGTTGGTTCTTCGGTCGACGATGTTATAAACCGGCATTAAGTCTCCATTTCATTATACCTTAGCATACACGGATTGTCTTTTCGTGTCAAATATCTTTCTTGACCATAACAATCGACATCATCGGATTACCGAATTTAGGACCGTGCTTTTGTCCTTTATACGCACGGCAAAGGACAATTTCGTAACCGGCTTCATCAGCCGCCTCTTTTATTAAGAACTTTTGAATTTCACGATTCGGCATGGTCGGCTTTTTAGTCCGGCTGAAATAAACACGGTCACCGTCGCGCTTCTCTACAAGCGTATGTTCTTTTTTGCCGCCGTTGTATCGTTGATGCGCTGCATCGAATAAGACGGCGTCAGCGAAATGTCCTCGGGTTGATACCACAAGAGTAAAGAATTTAACGCCGTTTTTTCCAGCGTCGATAATTAATTGCAAAGTTTCCTTAGTCAAAGCCGACGTTCCGTCAAAATCAATTCCGGAAACTTTGATGCCTTTCTTGAAACAATCGTTGGCAACGGTTATGATATCGTTTTTCAGGATTTGCGCAGAGTCGAAAATTGTTTGCGCCAGACGGTTAATTCTATCAAACGGATCGGTTTCCCGTTCAATCAATACGATTTGGCGACCCCGATAACCGAGCTCGTAGTATTGTCCGTGATGACGAATTAGATTTTGTTTACCGTCTTCGTCGGTACACCCGGACCCAGGCAACGTAAGCAAAAGCCCTTCAAAGTCGTTTGGGAAAAATTTCTTTATGACTGCATTTTCAAGTGCAACAGTTGCAAGTTTACCGGGGCCGCCGGTATCGAAACAACCGTTCTTAAGGTTAGCTGTGCTCATCTTCTTCACTCCAACTAGATTGAGGGGATTTCTTCGATTTGGTAGATCAAATCAACTGAATAAGTCGATGCTATTTCTTTGACCTTTTCTAACGAGAGGCCAAATTCGTCGGCTGCTTTCTGAAAACATTCTTCGTAGACAGCATCTTGAGCTTTGACTTACTCCATCCGAATCTTTTCGTTTTCGGCTTTGATTTGGTTGCGTTCTTCACGCATCTCTTTCGTGATTTTATCTTCACTTATACCTTCACCCCATCGCGGATAGTCTTTTGTTTCAGTGTACGGGACTTTACTTTGTTTGAGTAGTTCAAACGTGAATGAATTCACTTTGCCGCTCAGTTCTCGACGAGCAGCAGCTTTCTTTTGCTTCTGTAGAACGTATGTTTCGAGTTTTTCTTTGTCATCCGAAACACAAACAGGCTGAAAAAAAGCTTTCGTAATCGTCGCCTTCTTTACTCATCAACAAAAACATTCGATTTACCTTTCTATCTTAATTGACCTTTAAGATAACATCAACGTGATAAAAGTCAAGCATTAAGATAATCGGATTCCCATATTGAAACAAAAGAGAATCCTTTTTCTTTTAGAAGTTTTTCCTTTCGTTTTGTTTCTTCGTATGCTTTGCCGAAAGTTTTGCCTCCACGCATACATTTTTCCGATTTGTAAAATTTAGGATTTCCGTGCCAATAATCACCGTTGAACTCATAAACGGTATTGGTTTCTGGATCAAAACCATCAACACAAATTCCTTCTATCATTACCTGTCTTTCCGGGACATTCAAACTATCTAGCCATTCAGTTTCTCTTTTCGATATCGACCCGTTGCTACAAATCGGACAATTCTGCCCTCTAGCATGATTATCAGGAGTTTGCCAAAAAGTACCGTGATCATTACATATTATTTCAATTTTAGACGTGACTCTCTCAAAAATTATTTTCGAATAATCATATCTGTCTCCGTGCCGAATTCGAAATTTATCTAGATAAACTTTTTTCTGTTTTTCTTGTCGTTCTACCCTTTTCTTTTTCCAATGCAATTTTTCTTTGTCTGCTTTTTTAGATTTGAATTCTTCTGCTTTCTTGATTTTTTCAAAGTCCTTCTCATGTAACTCTTTTTTATTCCATGGAATATTAGCTCGATTTTTTACACTGTTTCGAATTGCTTTTATGTCTTGTTCTGACCTAGGTTTTCCTTTTCTACTTTCATTATTTTTTCTGTTATTCTCGAAAGACAACCAATGCAAACTTTCTGATAAGAAGATCGCGTTCGGAAATCTAGATCTATATTCATCAGTGTCAATTCCGTGCACAAATCGAAGGTGTCTGTTTGTAATTTGTTTAAAATCTTTGCCGCAGATTTCACAAGTGACTCTATCTTCCATACTGTATCAACCCATAATTCATTTTAAATATTTATAGTCGTGACAGAAAAAGAGGGGACCGAAGCCCCCTCTTGAGTTTTTGTCTAATTCGATCTTTTTCTTTTTCTTTTATAGCGTTCCTGTGTTCACAATTCGAATTGGGATAAAGATAAAGTTGATGCTCTTAGCTGGCTCAATTGCACAATCCAGCCACAATTCATTGCGGTCAATTCTTGTTGGTGAGTTATTCTGATCAGAACAAACTGTCACGAAGTCATACATTGCTTCTTTAGCGACCAAGTCTGAAAGGTAACGATCAACCGCGTCTTTAAAGTCTCGTCTTGTTGCTTCGTTGTTTAGTTCGAAGAAGTACGGACGAGTAAGTCTACCAAGATCAGTTCTGATCTGGACAATTAGACGGGCCACGTTTTCACGGTCAAGTGCTGATGCAGTGTTATGCATAGTCTTGTCACCCCAAACCAACAAACCGGACCCAGGAATAAACGCATGCGGGTTGATGTTGTTGTCGTAAATGACGTCACGTAGACCTTCCGACATCAAGACTGGCTGATATTCACTTTCATCAGTCAAGTAACCAACGGATGCAGCGTTAGTGATAACACCACGACGGGTACCGGCTGCTGACTTCCAAGGATAAGAAACGCTATCACTAAATGCGATTGTTCTCATCTTAACCGCGGATGGTGGAATCATAACTTCGGAACCGTCTAGGTTAGTTCCGAGTGCCCAAGGATAACCCATTGTTGAGTAGGTATAACGAGTAGTTCTACCGACTTCAGAGTTGCTTGCTGCGTTATTCGCGTTGGTTGCCCAATTGTTAATGTCAGTACCGTTCGGTGCCAAACGCATTGGAGTATCGGAAACGATAAACGCGGTTTCCTTACGATCAATGTTCAAGGTTTGCATTTCATCGAGAAGTTCGATGTAACCCGGTGCTGCGATTAGGTTGTAGCTGATGAACTCTGAACGGATATCTTCGTTAGCGGCAACCGCTGCTGCCATTGCCTGAACAATAACGGCACGCTGTGCTTTATAGTTTCCGTACATTTCACCGTCAAGTTGGTTACCAGATGCGTTAACCCAACGGTCAACTCCAGGGTTACCAGCTTCACCTGGATTATCAAATTCTACTGACTGTCCAACTGTGAAGGTTGTTCCGTCAAGCTGGAAGTCCGCTGAAGAAGTATATCCGAAGTAAGTCGGCTTATACTCTTTGACGTTCTGTGTGCTTAGACGAGTGTTGAACAAAAGTGTTCCTGCAGAATAAACCTGTGGATCAGGAGCATCCGGATCAACATAATCTGAGGTTGTTAGATCAGCTGCTTCTTCAGAGAATGCAGTATGCGCCGAACCGGAATAGGATGGTCCTGCGTTTGAACGTGCGTCGCTGAAGATAATACCAAACGGCGTTGTCTGGTCTGTCTTATCAATTGCAACCCAGTCAGAAACAGAAGTATCGTATCTGTAAAGTGCCGGGAAGTTATCGGTATCTGCAGAGTCTAACCAAAGGTCACCTTCTACCAATGCGCCGCCACCTGGGGATGCCTGAGTAGTTGGTCTCGAAGAAGTAACCTGAACACCTTCAGGGTCAAACAAAGCATTGTTATTGACTAGGCCAAGCCACTTGGTTCCGTCTGAAACCAACATATCAATTACGAATGTGTCATCATACCAAAGAGTTCCTTCAGTTGGTGCCTCTGAAGGCTCAACTGTGCTTGCCTGGTAAGTAAGCGTTGCCCAATTGGATTTTTCGCCTGCTGAGATACCAATATCAGCTAGCGGAGTGTTCGTGTTCTCTGCTACTCTGAATGCTTCTCCATCAAGTGAGCTAATTCTAACGCCGGTGCCGACGCCTACCGTAACGCTTGTTGCTTCAAATCTTGTTTCGATACCAGCTGCTGCGAATGCAGTGTTGATATCGGTTGCTACCACGTTTGAGGTTGCGCCGCCAGTCATCACGATTGTGATTGTGGTTACGGTTCCTGATGCGTTGTAGGTAAAATTAAAGCTATCTGATGCGATTGTCGTAGGATCTGCTACCGTTCCGTCAACATTAAATGCTGATAGTGAACCCAAGCGAGTAATAACCTGCTGAGCATCTCCGTTTGAATCTGGATCATAATGAACAAACAAGTCACCAACTGATAGACCAGTTGAATATCCAATTTCTGCTTCGACTGCTCCAGCGTACCATGGGTTCGTAAGAGTTCCGAACTGACCGGTGTCTGTGCTGTACTGCTTAACAACCCAATCCGCGCCATCGTTTGGAGTGGTTGTTTTAATCCAGAATGAACCTGCTGCGTCTCCGGCTGGAACACTTGAATGCTTAGCGTAGAACAAATCAACGCCTTGCGTAGTTCCGACCGTATGACCTGCGAGTGCCCAAGTTCCTGTACCGTCTGCTAGCGTGATGTCTCCACCCGCTGTATCTGTTAGAACAAGAGTATCGCCACCAGTGATCGAAGCGGCAACACCAGTGGAACCAGTGATAAGATCAATTTGGATTTCAACTTCAGCCAACGTATCGTCTGTCATTGCAGCGGTTGTTGCTGTTCCGGTTGAACCAGTAATGGTTAAGGTTAATCCGTTAAGTCCGGTTGCTGCCGGAGCTGCTACTGCGGCTCCTGTCACAACGGTATCGAACTGTGCCTGCCATGCGGTTGAACCAACTACTTCCCAAATTCCTGCATTCTTTTCATATAGGTAATTGTTCGTTGTGTCCTTAACCAAAGCAACGTTCCCTTCTGCGCCGTACGCATCAAGAGGAGCATCCGAACCATCAAGGTCAGAAGCTGTTGGAATTTTGATTGTGACTTTGTCCCAAGCCAAACCAGGTGTTGCAGAACCATTCGCTCTGAATACACCAAACTCTGTGCTGGAAAGGTCAAACCAATATGTACCGTTCGCTGGTGCGGCGGTTGGTTCGACTGAAGTCGCTTGAAGCTGTGCAAGGTCAATATCAGCACGTAATGCGTAGCCGCGTGAGCGGACACCCAAATACGAGTGCAATGCCCATGCGCCCCATTCGTTTAATTCTGATCCTTGCTGGATCGTACCGTTCTCTTCCGTGAATACAGGGACGCCAAATTTATTAACTGAATCGCTTTGACTTGTAACAAGCTGAAGAACTCCTGCGGTAGCTGCCGTAGTTGCTGATGCAACCGTAACGCCATCTTCCTGAAGTTTATCCTGCTCTGTTGCAATAATGAAAAGCGGAACTGTTCCTTGCCCTGCATCTACGTACTGAGATTCATCAGTGACTGTAATCGTTGTCTTGACAGATGCCATTTTGTTTTCTCCTATCGAATTAGACTAGAATTCTATTCTATGTCTATTTAATAGAAGATCCCAAAATTGGCACCAAACCTAACCCAATGGACTAAATATATTATAGAACACAAGGAGGCGAAATGAATTCAAAAGAAGCAACAGAATATCGTGAACTAATGAACGAAATCAACGAGATCGACGATGAGACTATGGCATCGAAAGAAACTCTCGAAAAGATCCAACAGTTGGCGATTGCAGCCACCGAATTTCTTGATAGTCCTGATATTACAAAACAAGATGTAATTGACATGAGTGAAGCAGTTAATCAGGCAGCTAAAGAATTAGATTCTCTTCTGCGTCGAATTCAATAACTTCTTCTTGCGTTTGTCCTTCATCATTATTTCTAGCCCACAAGCTGCTAGTGATCCAGCGGAGAAAGAAATACAAAGATCATTGGGTCATGATTTTAAACCTTCCTCTAGGTTTAAAGACGAGTGGGCAAAAGCCAACAGACCTCGTTAAACCGACTCTGTCTTTGCTAATTGCTCAGCACACGCTTTCAACGTATTCAAATCAAAGTTATTGAAAATCACATGGTCAGGTTCATCCACCCCGATCCATCTAGATTCTGATGGATGAATGATTGCGTCAATCTTACTGGTGTCAACTTCCTGAGTATTTGCTAAATTCTTATTTGTCGTAAAAGCCACAGGCCACCAATCTGGTCGTTCACCTCGTTCTACTCGAACTATTGTTCCGCCTAAACGCTTAATCATATCGATCTCGTTCGCGAACCGTGTATCTGGTAGAACGACACCAGCAGGTTCTTTATAATTTTCTTGTCTTTCAAGGATTTTCTTTTCAACCCCGGCAATCCAAATATCGTCACCGAACACATCACGACCAGCTTCCGTGCCCATCATCTGTAAGGCTTGTCTAGGAGAAAAGCCAGGCTTCCTTAGGCGCTCAGACCAAAACAAATCTTCTTTTTCTCGCCATGCTCGGGATTCGTCTGTGGCACCTTCTAACATTTCACGGTCCCAACCAAACATAACAGCACATGCATCTTTTAACGCATCTGCAAAACTAATTTTTAAGAACCCGTCTTCAATTAAAAAGTCAGCAACGGTTCCTTTACCGGATCCAATAAGTCCAGTTACTCCGATGATCTTCATTATTCTCCTTATTAAATGATGCCTGCTTGAGTATTTTTCTTTTCTAAACGCAAAGCATCTTGTAAGTTTTCTAAATATCCTTCCCAAAGGAATTGCATACCACCAAAATTTGTAATGGATACAAAATGCAAATCCGAGGCTGCCTCTTGTACTCTACCAACATCAGCAAACCCTCCTCTCTTTGATCGTTCATCGAAGGGTTGTCCTGGAGCTTCTCCTGGGTTAACATCAGGAACGAAGATCACATCACCGGGGGCAGGTACCATAGCACACTCCATATTATAATTTAGGTTGGTTGAAAACGTCAATAATTGCTTGTAGTCCTTTCTCTGTTAAATCTCTTGATCCAATACCAGTCCACTTACCGTGAGGCGTGGGTGGCATACCTTCGAGCCAAAGACCACTCTTCCGATAAAACCATTTGTCTTTGGATTGATCGAAAACGTAAATTTCGTTGACCCCTACATCCAGTGCCATTTCAACTGCCCAGGCTGTGCCGCCTTCAACACATGATCTTGAAGAGGCCATGGGATTGATTTTCGAAACAGCATAAACCCTCTCGGTATCTTTTACTTGATACCAATTTCTTCTAAGTAGGTTAGCGATCCAAGGTTTGTGGAATGGAACAGAACGCTTGAGCCCCTTGTTCGCAATTTTCAGATGTTCATCTGCTGCGGCAAGTTCTTCTTCGTTCAGGATTAGGATGTTTTTCTGTGTTGCTGGATTAGCGCCCTTAAAGGAATAATGTACCACATCATGCCCTACTTCAATAGCAGCGAGGCCCCAAGCCAAATCAGCGCCCTTAGCGCCTCCGGAATAGCATACGTTCATTCCCATAGAATAACATCCTTTTTAGGAGGTGTCAAAATGTTACAGATTTATTTATCCGTAGCAACTCTATGTCTAGTCTAACTGGGGTGATATGTGTCTTAGTAAAGCTCAATAAGACAGGTGTTCTCAGGTTAACCGTGAATCCAGCCCATTGGAGTTGAACCATCAGAGAAGTTCTTCAATTCTTCTAAGAGCTTTTCTTTTTCTTGCTGAGATTGACTCAATAGATCAACACCGTTTAGCGTAGTTCCACCAGAAGGGCCAGCGAATTGAGTGAATTTAGATCTGATCTGACCTTCAATTTCTTTTGCTTCTGCAAGCGTCCAGTCCTCAAGCCAAGGTCTAGCATAGACATCTTCTAATAAAACCTCATCCGGAGTATAATTCCAACACCAAAGCAATACCTCTTCGTCTCTTCTAGAAATTTGAGTAACGGTTAGCTTTCGGGTTCTTTGTTCCCAAGTGAAATTGATATGCTGACCAAACATCTTACCTGCGGTTTCGAGATACGAATGATAAAGTTCGTATGTCAACAAACCACCGGATCGGCCAGCTTGTAGCAAATATGCGTTGGTATACGCTAGCTCAAAAGGATCAACTTCGGAACCACCACCTGAATGTTTTGAATAACCTCTTCGAAGGATTTGTCTAACTTCTTGAACTTCAGAAGGTAGAATATAGGATTGCGTATCCTCTTTCAACGTCAGAATCATAACAGATTCTTCCGTTGCGTTTTCAGCCTTTTGACGATAAACCTTCAATGCCTTTCTATACGCGAGGTCGAAGTGCTCTTCCTTCATGTGGATTTTTACAGATCCACCACCTAGTCGGATAAAGGTATCGTTTAGAACTTCTTCTTTGTTCGAAGCTTCTTCAGCCATGACATTCTCCTGTAATTGCTACAGAAGTATTTATTCATTCTGGCGTTAGAGTATCGTACATGGCTTCAATTAGGTCCCAGTAATAATCCCATTCTTCCTCAGTCAATTGACGGACTGGAACGAATCCACCATTCGGGGCTTTTTCTACGACCCAAGGTCGAATATTAATGGTTTCTTCTTTTTCGGTTCCTGGGAATGTGATAACTTCAGTCATTATGCTCCTGTTAAAATTTGTGATAGATAGAATATGACCCAATACATGACCATCGTTGCTCCGACAGCTACCATAACATTTTTCGATAGCTGCCAGAAGCAAAAAGTTAAACCGATGATGATAATCGCATTCGTTATCATTCGAACACCTGCAAGAACATAACTTCGTTACGGGTGCGGCCATTAACAGTCTGGGCTTTAGAATTAATTTCAGCCAGAAGAGAATCAATCCGACTTTTGGTTGCGTCAACGAACAACGGGACATCCTCTTTTGGATTTCGTAAACGCTTAACAAACGACTTGTCAGCGTCGTAGTTTTGAATTGTAGTTCCTTTGAACTCCAACTTCTTGCCGTCTTGTGCAACGTAAATGCCAATTTGACGACGTTTGGTGTCGTAGACCACAACGCGATCCATACCCAAAACTTTCGAAGGATCCAAACTGGTAAGTCCAAGTTCGTTGAACTCCGCTTGGAATTTCACACCGGCCGTTGCTTTTTCAACACGGCGTGACTTTCTAGCGTTCTGGCTTGCTTCAGCCTTTTTACCAGTGATTTGATTGTGAACGTGCCGAAGAACTTCAACTGAAACCGCTTTCAATTTCTTAATGTCGGCGTCGTTTAAAAAGCTGTAATTTTCAGTGATGTCTTCTTCTTCGTCGATCAGTTGGATTTCTTTAACCAAATCTTCAACCCGGGATTCGATCAACCGGATAATTTTCGGCTTCAATCCAGCGAGCTTGATCAGTTGGATAACATCCGTGGGCTCGGCCGTACCTTCGACGGATCCAAAAATTACATCTTCAATATCTGAGGCAAAAGCCCAAGCCATCAAAGTATTGCGAGCCTCGGTTGAGATTTCTTTCGTCTCAATAACCGGGGCTTCTGCTTCTTCTTGTTCACGAATTTCACGAGCCTCAGAAGTCGTTACCCAAACGCGTTTGGTATTGAACTTCAAGGAAGCGGGACCTTTTGCCGTGTCCGTTCGCTGTAAGAATTCTGGAATTTCAAATAAATCGGTATTCATAAAACTCTCCTGTTCCTCAGTGTCTTAATAAGATAACGTCAATACCAAATAATGTCAAGAAATCAATCTTGCCCTGAGAACAACAGGAAATAACCAGTACCTTAGGTATGTAGGATTCTTAGGTTGTTGACAGTGGGCGCCTACGAACACTGAATAAATACCATTATGAAGATTAAAGAGATCACAGAAACGCTTGACTGGCGTCATCATTCCACAAAAGATTATAATCATCAGGATCTGCTGAATGATATTGAGGGCGAGATCTACCAGGATAATGTTGCTTCCGAAAAAGCAAAAACAAAATCCAAACCAAAAAAGAAAAAACGTAAGAAGGAAAATCACCCTACGCCGGTGAGTCCAATCTGAAGAAAAAAATGCCCCCTCCCATTTTAGGGAGAGGCTAGTTTCGGAGTATTCTGTCTTAGAGATTTTCAACGTAGTCCATACGGAGCAGAGTCGTTTCTGCAATGTCTTCCCAGTCGGACTCAGTCTTCACAAACTGTGCCAACTTCAGTACCGTACGGAGGCTTAACTTCTCGAGCAAACCCTTAGCGTGCATCTTCAACCACGCTAATGTCGTTTTGATCTGCTCTTCGTTCATGCCCTTTGCGTATAACATTGTCGTGTTTAAGCTCAAGTCCTCAACGCGGGCCATGATTGCCCGGTCATCATGTAGCGCCAAGTCCAAGTAAATCGACCGAGAGATCAGTGCCGACATGTGCGGGGCCATACGGCCATCAGCTTCAATGATATCATGGAAGTTCAAGTTCGTAATAAACACCACAGTGCCTTTGAACTCAAACTTGGACTCAATGCCTTCAGCTTCAAAGCGGACGTTGTCAACGTTCCAGTTAATCCAACGCTCATCACTGGTGTCGAGTGCACTTTTCAAGATGTTCATCGCATCTTCATCGCCAAACACGCCGTCGCAGTCATCAATTACAACCACGTTGCCGGCTGTTCGGTTCAAGTAAAGTGTCCGGTACAAACCAGCTGCGGACATACGGCCTTTGATGTGCTCGAAGTTAATTCGATTGTCAAACATGGCCTCTTTAAGTTTCCGCTCAACCGTAAACGTCTTACCGACGCCTGCTGCGCCTGCAACGACCAGTGCACGAATGCTACCGTTAATGATGCCGTCCGTCATACGCTCAAGGATATTGAAACGCTTCGTAATGCGCTTCAAAATGTCTTCGTAGGACTCAACTTTAACCGGACCATACGAGACATCTTCTTCGTTCACACAAGCGTTAACTTTGGAGCCGTTCAAGACGATCCGTACGATACCGTCTTTGTCACCCGAACGCTCGCTGGTCTTCCAATCCGTTACCAACTCAAATTCACCGTTGATAGCTTGGCCGCGATATGTTGCGTTCTTAAGATTTACTTTTGCCATGTTCGTAACTCCGTTTGCTGTGTTTTGTTTGTTTCTCATTATCTAGATGATAACATCATGTTGATATAACACAAGCAGAAAAAGCATTCTTTTGCACTTTTTTACCAAGGAAATCAAGGGTTTTGCAAAAGAATATGGAAAAGGGGTCCCTAAGGACCCCAATTCCACCACTAGGAACAGTTTTTAAGCTCGAAGAATTTCGACCTTACCGGAACCAGCCCAACGACCGGAATATCCTGTTGCACAACGCTTACGAACAGCGCTAACAGTGATGCCCCAGAAGCGTGCTGCTTCGTCTTTGGACACGATCGAACCAACACCAACAGTCGAACCGGCGTAGCCTTCCGTGCCTGGCTCAGCTTCAACTGACTTTGAGAACGCGGAGTTCGCAACGCCTTTTGTGTGCAAGCCAATCACTTCGTAACGACATGTCCGGCCTTTTGCCATATTGTAATCACGAGGGAAAGCAACAACGTCTTTTGGATGGATCTTCACGATAACGGTATTTCCGCTGTCGCCGCCGTAGCTTGACAAATAGCTCTGGGCGCAAAAGTGCAGACCAAAAGAACAAGTCTGATCAGGATCTTCGTTCACTTCGTTGCGTTCAACTTCAACAACCTTACCAGGGCTATTGTCCATGGTGCCGGTATACATATCCAAAAAGTCTTTCCGGACATTCTTATATGCCAGGATATAACCTTCAGGTGTAATCGGCAATCCGCTTTTTTCGAGGAACTCGAGAAGATCTTCAACCGCACGTCGGCTGGTATTCATCTTCACCTTTTCCAAGAAGTTCACGAGCGGCTCAACAGGCAGTTGCTCGTTCATCATCGTACGGATTCGATTCGAGACGTATCCGCCAACTTCGCTGCCTTTATAACGAACAACCGCGCGGCCATATTCTTGATCAACCACAACGTCTTCGTTCTGTGAAACGTAACGCTTCACAGAAGCCAGGACATCCAAGAGATCAGGAATAGCGTCCCAATCTTGAGCACGAACAGCCGTGCGAATGCCTTCATAGTTTGGGTGGGAATCTGTAATTGAGCGGGTGTTCCCGTCGACCACGACCGTAACAGAGTTTTCCGTCACAATCGCTGATTTCATAACTTCAGTCATTTTAAATCTCCTTTTCCTAGATTTGACTGTTCACTGTAAACTCAAATTGACACCATGTCAATTATTAAATTGAGTTCAAATAATCGGTTAGTGCTTTTAGTCTCGTTGTTGTCAAATTTGGACGATACCCAAAATTTAGATGAGGCAACAACGGCGCCTTTTCTTCTATCTTTTTCCACAGACTGTCAAGACTTCCAGTCTGATTTTTGAGGTCAATTCCCAACACACTCAAAAGCGTTTGCACTTCATTGGTGTCGATCTTTTTCTTTTTAGACTGCAATTGAACTTCTTCAAAGCGTTTGACAAAGGCTTTGAATTCTGGCATCTTCACATCAGGAAAATTGCTTGAACCAGTATTCAAAAACCAATCAGGAACTTCGATCTGATCAGCAATTTCTGTTCGAGCAGAGATAAGTTCGTTGAGTTTTTCCTTCTTCACGATTTCAGGAACTTTTTTCTTTGCCAAGTCAAACAAGTTGACCCAACCGTCAGATGCTTTCAACTTCTTTGAAACACATGACTTAACCCCGTAAATTTCAACACCGTCCTTTAGAGCGCCCAAATTAATTAGGGATCGAATAAACGTATTTAGATCTCGACCTTCGGTTGATGCCGTTGCCCGACCCCGAGAATTCTCTTCTCGTTTGAAGACTTCGCCGTCACGATCAATCGTCCGAAAGTTCTTGATCTCAACCCAAATTCCGCCGTCTTCAATATCAACAGCAGACGCGTCCCAATGATCCCGATCACGAGCAGGGTGGATAATGCTGTATGCTCGAGTAAAGAAGTCTGTTTGGTTCTTAGCGGTTTTCTTCGGCGCCGGCTTTGGCAACGAGGACAGCTTCTTCCATGTCGAACCCTTTGTTAGTTTCTTGAATTCTTTCAAGGAATTTTCGGCGTTCGTTGAATCGGCCGAAAGTTGGATCATAACAACGTCTTTATCGGTATGATCCGTCATGTAAGCTTTAAACCGAGGCCAAAAGGCAGTACCGACGTCTTCGACCCAAAATTCCGTGTTGGGTGATGGAGTAAGATACAACGAACTATTCGCTGGATTCTTTCGAAGGTTTGACTGATAATCAATAGCAGGTGTATGAAAGCGCAGGCCCGGATATTCAGACATGGTCCAGTGAATCCGAGATTTGACTTCTTGACCTTTCCACTTCGGTGAAATAGCTAAACGAGACAAAGTGCTTTCGGTGTTATTCCAGTGAATCTGGGCATCCCACATGGTTTTGCAATCTTTAATCTCGTCGTTCAGTTTCTTTTCGATTTCAGCGAAAATCTTATCCGCCTTGTCTTTTAGATTTTGAACAGTTCGAGGCTTGTAACCCAAACCTTCACGGGAAGCTGCAATGTCCAACTCACCAATATCAAAATCAATATCAATTGCCAAGTCAAAGATTTTGTCTTGAACATTCGAAGCGTCTTGAACCGAGTTACTCACGATCGGGTAAGCAATATTACCTTGAATGGCAAATGCACGGTTATGTGCATTATAGCCCATATAAGGATCATGTTTACGAACGCGCCAACCATCGCCTTCGATGCTGAATCCGACCGGATCAAGAGTGAATCGGTTTTGACCACCGTGAACTTCAGGGATCGGATCGAAGCGCCGAAGAACTTGAGTTGCTTTGGTTGCAAACTCACTAAAGTCTCGCGTGCTAACCGGCAACGAGATTTCAAAACCATTTGGTTGGTCAGTGTCAACAGCTTCACCCATCATTGCGATGGACGGAATACCTTCGCCGGACAAGAATGCCGTATAAGAACGACGCTCGCCGTCAAAATAACTGGTCACCGTAAAACTGTCACCATAAGCGAATGGCGATTTGGAACCAACGCCGAGGGCGCCGATGAAATCGTTGCTGTTGCTTTTTGTGCTTTCACCATATGTGGTGTAGAGCTCAAGCACATCTTTATGTGCAAGACCGGTGCCGTAATCACGAATCGTAAAATACGGCTCAAGGTCGTTTGGCAAGTGAATAAGAAACGGCTTATCCTGAGCACCTACTTCTCGGTGAGCGTCCCAAGCGTTGCAGCTTAATTCACGGACAACGGCCAGAACTTTGTCTGTATAAAGTCCGTCGGACAAAAGTGCAAACAATTCAGGGCTCGTTTTGATTGTGAACTGACCTTCGTCATGAAGACCGATTCGTTCGTCTGTTCTTTGTTGACGTTCAAGTTTCATTTTCTTCTCCTGTTTCCTAGTGGTATCTAAACATAAACTCAGGTTTTCAAATGTCAAGCATTAAAAATCGATTGTGATTCGCTGTGCAAAAGGAACCAAAGCTTGTTCACTATTCCGCATCTGACTGCTCCCGACGGTGACCAACAACCACGACCTTTTCGGGATCATTACCGGCATCAACGAGTTGACTGACTCGAGTCGAAACAAGGTCTTGAACAACCGCGTCTTCGAGATAACGGCTGGTCACTTTCCGACCTTCGCGAACCGACCAACCTTTTGAATAGCGAGTTGCGCTGAAATCAAACTTTGTGCGGCCACGGCCTTGTTTGACGCCGACACGAACTGCGGTGCCGTCTGGAACTTTAAAGGCTTCGTTAACGGCTTTTTGGATATCTTCAGCCGTGTTGAGAACTTCTGCGGTAACTTTCGTGCTCATCTTCTTATCTCCTAAGAGTTGGTAAAATCAGCCATCTTCAAAAACCCATTCACCGCTTGGGTGTCTGCGTCATCAAAAGTGACTAAGGTTATATCTAGATCAGGTTTTTGATCTAGAATAGTTTCGACTACAATAAAGATTGCGGTGAATTTGTCAAAACCGTAAATGCCTGTCGAAATCAACGGCGCAGCGATGGATTCGACTTGATAAGCTTGTGCCATGGCAAAAACGCTGAGCCAGGTATCTATAAACAGTACGCTGGCTGCTTGGTTATCCGAGCATTGTCGAACATCCGGACCAACTGCATGCATGATTAGTGAGGGACGATCCGGGCCGGCAATATCAAAGGAAGGAGACATAACCACGCTTCCAGTATGGCAACCAAGTGGATGAGCTGATGACATATAACTGTCAAGCCTATCGCCCGCTGCGGCGTAAATTGCACCACACACTCCGCCGCCTGGACGAAGGCCTGGGTTTGCCGCGTTCACGATTACGTCAACTCCAGTAACTTCAGCTATGTTGCCTTGAAAAACTTTTAAATCACCCATGATCACTCCTCATCTGCATTTGAAACATTGTCATTTTCGTTCTCCGTGTTTGTTTCTCATTATAAGATAACATCAATGTGATATTAGTCAAGCATTCTTTTTGACAAAAGTAAATTTCTGACTTTAAAATAAGAACATGAATAAGAAATGGTTTCATTACCTCGCACAGTTCTATAAGTCAATTGGACGCGAAAGAGTTATCCTAGATCGGGAAATGCAAGAGCCTTACATGATTAGGTATTGCTTGCTTCGAACTCGATGGATTGAACGATTCTTTCCCTCGTTGTCTATTAATATATGTCTCCATAAATTTCGTCAGTCCGATGAAGACGGGTTGCATGATCATCCTTGGGATGCTTATGCTAAAATCCTAACTGGTGGATATTGGGAGACAACACCTGAAGGAACTTTTTGGAGAGGTCCGGGCGGATGGAGAAAGATCGCCAAGACAGATTATCATCGAATTGAATTAGACCCCGAAAAAGCTGGCGGAGACACCTGGACTTTATTCTTAATGAAAAGACGAGAAAAAGAATGGGGATTCCAAGACAAAGACGGGAACTGGGTTCAATGGTGGGAGTACATCCACCACCGAGAAAAATATATTTGAAATAGTTCTTGACTTTTAGAAATTAGAAACTAATTATACAGTATGCTCGGTTAGCTCAGTTGGTAGAGCACGGAACTCTAAATTCCGGGGTCGCGGGTTCGAGTCCCGCACCTTGCGCTAATTTGGTAAGGAATAGACAATTTCGTCTTTGGTGGAATAAATAACTTAAACAAAGGAGAACGACTATGAACAACGATAAAAACTGGTAGACTGACGAACTAAAAATCTTCGCAATTGTGCGAGGAGATCTTGACATGCCGGCTGGCAAACTCGCTAGTCAAGCAGGTCACGCATACCTCAATACATATCTCGAATGTCTTGAGCAGGATCCAGAGACCGCCACCGAATATCAAAAGGATGGCATCGGATCTAAAATTTGTCTCAAAGCCAAAAATCTCACAAAACTTCAGACGCTTACGCAGCTGCTAAGGCCGCTGGTATTCCGTGTTCTCTGATTACTGACGAGAATCACAGCATGCCTCCGCACTTTGACGGATCTCCAATTGTCACGGCACTTGGGATCGGTCCTGCATTGCGATCTGAAATTCACCCCATCACCAAAAAATTCCAAGTTGCTTGAAAGGATTTAAGCAGATGAACTTTTGTCAAATGAAAATCGAAATGATGTGCTGTGAACAAATGCCTGGCTTGAGTGTTTTAGAACATGGCGAAATGGTTTCGGATTATTACAAGGATCTTGTAGGGCACCTTCGAGGTCAAGAACTCAAACACGAATGGCGATTACCTGAATGGACTAACCGGGGTATCCGAGGTGCATGCTAACGCTTCCATGTTTGGAGGCATCGAATCCACTAGCTTTAAGATCAAATTCAAGCAGATCAGCAAGCGTGGAAAACAAATCTTAAACCTTATTAAGGAGAATGAAAATGACTAACTTAAAAATCGAACTAACCGAAGACATGATTGCAAGCTATTCAGTTGACTTTACGGATAAAGAATCTTATCTCAAGTGGGTAGACGAATGGAAGGCTGAATATAAGAAACTCAGCCGAGAGATTCACGAACTCAAGCGTGGTCGCAAGCAATTCAAATATCAGTATCGTGACAAGGGAATGAATGCAGTCAAAAGAAGAACAAAGGTCGGTCCTAATCCTATGCACAAAGATTACAACGGATATAGAACTGAATACAAAATAGATGAACTATCCTATAGCGCCAAGAAGCTTCTTCGCAAAAGACACGACGCTAGAAAAGTTTCAATCCATATGAAGAAGCAAAAACTTGAGGAAGCGGCGTAAAGCCTCTTCCTTCCCCGGCTTAGCTCACTGGTAGAGCGTTCCCGAGTGCAGATAGCACGATAAGGAAAGGTAGAGTTGGTCTGATCAACCTAGTGGTTCGATTCCCTCAGTCGGGGCTAATAAATAAACAGGAGGATTAAAATGACACAAACCAAAGAAATAAGAAAACTAATGGAAGCGGTTTCTATCCAAGAAAGCTCTTCTTCAAGGGTTGAAGATGCTTTAGCGAAAGCCGGTATTTTTGCGGAGTTCGACGGATATACAGAATTATCCGATGAAATTGAAGAACTTCAAAACAAGTATTTTCCCGATAGCGAAGATGAAGATGCAGCCGATGGTGATTACGAAGATGATTTCGACGATGATTTCGACAACGATTTCGACGAATCTTCATACTAAAGGGAGTACCCTAAATGACTTTTCGTTTATACGACAAAAATCTCAATGACGATTATTATCTATTCGACGAAGTAGTTGAAGAGCAGTTCACTGTATCAGGCACAATCGTTTACGTTCACAAGTATCTCGGCCCAGCTGAGAATTATGATCCGAATTCGTTAGAGCCAGCATACACTGAAGGATCGACTGAACGAGACATTGGAGATTATTTGTTCCTGCAAAACAGAAACAGAAAATACTCAGCAGACGTTTATGAATTAAGCGTTCACTATCCTATTCAAGACACAAGTTTTGATTTGATGCAGTTCGGTCTTGCCCTTTCGGGTTCCGATACCATGTACGTCACCATGCACATTAACGACATGATCAAACGAATCGGTAGAAAGTTAATGGCCGGCGATGTTCTAGAGTTTGCACACATGCGAGATTATGATTTACTTGATCCAGACTCTGAAGCGATCAACAGATTCTACGTTGTCAAAGACGGTGACCGTCCTTCAGAAGGTTTCAGTCCAACTTGGCGTCCGCATATTTGGAGAGTACGAGCAACACCATTAACCGATTCGAAGGAGTTCAAAGGTATCTTAGATAAAATTGCAACGACGCCGGCTTCCGGTCCAGGACTTGGTCCATCGGTAAGTGATCCACAAACCTACGGTGATATTTTGTCAACCAGAGATAAAGAACTATTCATTATGGATCAAATTCTAGATCAAGCCGAAACAGAAGTTCCGTTTTTCCAAATGGATCAGCATCATCTGTGGGTTGACGTAAACGAAGAAGGTAAAATTGTCCTTTATGACGAGAGACATATCGGAACAGTTGACGGTGACGGAGTCCCGCCTAATTTAGATTATGAAGATTTAGCCACCGGAGCGGTTTTCCCCGGTGCGCCATCTAATAATGATTGGTTTCTTAGAATTGATTACAACCCAGCAAAACTTTTCAAATACGACGGTGATACTGGTGCTTGGAGATATTATGAAACTGACTTTAGACGCGAATGGTCACCGTCTGGAAAACTGCATAGTGATTTCATTAACAACGATTCAACGTTCGTCGGTGCAGACAAAGAAACATATAAATCTAGACTAGGACTGACTGATGTCTTGAAAGCTAGAGAAGACTTGGGCAAAGCCCTAGATGAGGATAACGAATAATGGCAGCTCTAGACTATTTTTATGACAATTCGTTTCGAAGAATCATTATGCATTTCGGTAGAATCTTTATGGGATTCCAAGTTTCCAACGGTTTAGATGCTTCTGGAAATGAAATCCTAGAAAGAGTTCCTTGCCGATTCGCTTCTGGTGACAGACAAGTTCAACAAATCATTCGAGGTAACACGGAGAATGCTATTTTGTCTGCACCATTCATGAGCTATTATATTAGCAACTTGGATATTGGTAGAGACAGAACAAGACAGAACACCAGCACCAACACGATTGCTATGGCGGAAAGAGCCTACGACCAATCAACAAATGATTATACCGGAGAAATCGGTAATACCTACCAGATCGAAAGAATGAATCCTGTCCCGTTGAACTTTGAATTTAACTTAGATATTTGGACAACGGATGTCGTTCACAAACATCAGCTCTTATATCAAATCAGAACGATTTTCAACCCTGCCATCACAATGCAAATTTCTACTGCGCCGATGGATTGGACAGCAATGCAAGAAGTTGAATTAACCAACGTGACTTACAGTTCGAGGTCAATGCCTGTTGGAACAGACGATGCTTTGGACATTGCCACAATGACATTCAAAGTTGAGTCTTGGTTGAGCGCACCTGCTAAAGTCACCAGAACCAAATTAATCGACACAATCTTTACCAACATCGGTGAGGGATCAGACGAAGAAGATATATTTGGTTGGGACTTGACAAACATCAGCAGAACAGTTTATGCACCAAATAACTATTTCATCAATGTATCAGAAGATTATTCCGAAATCACATTGCTCGATGCTTGGGGTAAAACCACTGAAGTCACTTGGGATAATGTATTCAACGACTACGGACAATACGAAGCAGGCGCTACGCAAATTAGGGTTCGTGCAATTGTTGACGACCAAGCCGATAACACCGCGGATATCATAGGAACCGTGACTATTTCTGCTGATCCAACAATATTGGACTGGACAATTGATGTTGATACGCTACCGTCAACAACCTTAAATCCAGTCGACGGAGTCATTAACCCACTAACCACTTACCCGGGACAGAACTTGCCAGCAGCAACCGTAGGGCAGAGTTACTTGATTCTTGAAGACATTGGATCTACCGGTAACACCACAGCCGCTTGGGGTTCACTTGTCGCGTCGATTAACGATATTGTTGAATATGACGGAACTGATTGGGTCGTCGATTTTGATAGCTCAGCAAACTCTACTCTGCAGTATGTTGGCACGTTAGCAGGGAACAAGAGATATCAGTGGACTTCAGAGAATGGTTGGATTGATCCTATCGCTGGAACTTGGCGTTCCGGATGGTGGAAGGTTGCAATCAACGATTAATCGAATAAATACCTAAAAGAATTACAAGCTACCCAAGACCTAATTGACGTTTGAAATCACGACTAGACAACAAAGAAACTGAACTTGTTCAGGTTCATGCTCGTCTAATTGCAGCAAATCGAAAAATGGCTGAATTAGAAACCGAAATCGAAGAGCTCAAAACTACCGAAGAATAACATTGTCCGAAATTTGATATGCCAAGACAGAGAGCTGCTCGTAATAGACTTTTGTCATATCAACAATTTCCTCAATCTCACTCCGTGTGGCCAAAATTCTGACTGGAATCATACGCTCTTTATAGAGCTGACCGTCGTCATCAATCCACTGGCCTTTGGCCGGGGTAAGAATTGTCATGCCACCTGAGATAGCACGAACCTTCTCGTCCCACACGCGATGGAATCGCGTTCTGACCGGAGTACCGTCGTTTCGAATCGTAGGGACCAGAACTTCCCAAAGATTTCTTGGTTCCGATTCTGGATTCGGTCGACGATAACACCAACAATCTTCAGTGACTAGGTTGTTGCAATCATCACACGGCTGGCCTAGATGACCTGCTATATTAAATTCCATCAACGCAGTCCTTCTTGTTTGGCACCGCGTTCATAAACTTCTGAGATCACGTCTAGTGCCTTGCCGAGTTTATCTCTACGATCTCGGTCTTTGAAACCACAAGCCAAACGTGCTCCACAAAGTGCCTGGTTAAGTAGGCTCCACTCTTCGCGAGTCAAAGGGTATGTTTCAGGATGTTTCATTTTCTTCTCCATTCACTTCCAATAATAATCGGCGTCAATAGACTGATCATGGGCGCGGCTTTCATCTTCTGCGATGAACTCATCTCGTAGCACAACGGTGCCACCGCCTTGTTCAGATAACCACTCAACTTCAAAGCGGCTCAAAAGAACGACCAGCCAAGGTCTCGA